AAAGTATTTAAAGAATATGGTTTAGATATTGAAAAAGTAAATGCATTTGAATTATCTAAACATAAGAATAAAGCATTAATTACTAAGTATTTAGAATATAAAGAAGTTCAAAAAATTGTATCAACTTATGGTAAGTCATTTTTAAAATATGTAATGAAAGATGGTAAAGTAAGAACAAGTTTTTGGCAAATATTAAATACTGGACGTGTATCAAGTGGAAATAGAGAAGATAGGAAACCTAATATGCAGAATATACCTGCAGATAATAAATTTAGAAATTGCTTTCATGCAAGAGATGGATATAAATTAGTATCTGTAGATTATTCAGGACAGGAATTAGGTATTATAGCTTCCGGATCAAAAGATCCTGTCTGGATGAAAGCACGAGAAGAAGAAGCAGATCTTCATAGTATATGTGCTGATATGGTATTTAAAGAGGAATGGCGTCAAGCTGATGCTGATAAAAAGAAAGAGCTTAGAGTTATGATCAAGACTATTAATTTTGGTCTTGCTTATGGAATGAGCAAATTTAAATTATCAAGTACTCTTCAAATAACAGTCGATGATGCAGAAGCATTAATTAAACAATATTTTACTGAATTTCCTAAAATTAAAGGATTTTTGAAAACTTTGGGTGATTATGGTAAGCGTTATGGATATATTAGAACATTTAAACCTTTTAGAAGGATTAGATGGTTTGATAACTGGCGTAATGATTTGCACCCTAAAAGAGATTTTAAAGAATTGGGTACTATCGAACGCATGAGTAAGAATACTCCGATTCAAGGAACTGGTGCTGATATGATTAAACTCGCAATGATTTTAATCAGAAACAAGATAAAAGAATTAGATTATCCTGTATATATGGTAACTCAAGTTCATGATGAAATTGGCTGCGAAGTTCGAGAAGACAAAGCCGAAGAATGGGCTATGATTCAAGGGGCCTTGATGCGTGAAGCTGGTATGAAAATTGTTTCCGAGTTTCCTATGGGAGTAGATCATACAATTAGTAAAGAATGGTGTAAATAAAATTAATAATATGAAAGCAAATGATACAAAAGATCAGATTCAGCGTAGAGGGCTGAATAAATGGTGGTCCTATCCAATAAATGGAAAAGGAACACTACAATATGCTACAGGTGTTGGTAAAACACGATGTGGTGTATTAGCCGCAGCTTTAGTAGCGAAGAGATTAGGTATGGATTGCCAAATATTAATTCTTACACCTACTGAGACTATTAGAGATAGAGCATGGACTGAAGAGTTTGAAAAATGGGGAGAAAAAGATATATTTGATGCATGTGTAAAATGTGTCTGTATTCAAACTGCATATAAATGGTGGGGTCAACATTATGATCTTGTTATTGCAGATGAAATACATAATTATATTGCTCCAGAATTTTTCAATTTCTTTGCAAATAATAGGTATACTCAAATATTAGGTTTATCTGCTTATATAGACCCAATGAAATTACCTTTATTAAATTCTGTTGCTCCAATATGTGATAGAGTATCAACACAAGAAGCTAGTAAACTTGGATTGATAAGTAAATTCACCATATATAATGTACCCTTAAATTTAACAGGAGATGAAAAAGATTCTTATAAAAGTGCTAATAGTAATTTTGCTAGACTATTTCCTGTTTTTGATAGAAACTTAAAAATTATGTATGCGTGTATGAAACCAAATGTGTATGAACAACATTTGCTTCGAAAAGGAGAAGTTTTAACTGATGATAATAAAACATTTCCATACCAATGTAATGCTGCTATGAGCAATAGAAAGAAGTTATTATATAATGCTTCTTCTAAATTAGAAGCAGTAAAGCATTTATGTGATCTATACCCAGAGAGGAAGACAATCATATTTTCTCAAACTATTGATTTTGCTGACAAAGTTACAGAAAAATTAGGTGATGTTTGTGTAAGTTTTCATAGTAAACTTGGTAAGAAAGCTAGAAAAGCTAACTTAGACAAGCTTATTGATAACAAAACAAAAATCACTCGAATTTCAACTGCAAAAGCTTTGAATGAGGGCGTTAACGTCCCAGATATTTCAATGGCTATTATAGCTAGTGGAACCAGTAAAGTTAAAGACTTGATTCAACGGGTCGGAAGAGCTGTTAGATGGGAAGAAGATAAGCAGGCGCTCATCTTTCATCTATATATTGAAGATAGTCAAGAGGAGAAATGGGTTTCTTCCTCTCAAATGGGTCATAGTGTTGAGGTTATGAGATTGGAATAGTATTAAAGAGGTTATTAATGTAATATGCTGAAGACCCTTTTTAACTATTTCAATCTTATATTAAATTAAGAGGTCCCGAAAGGTTTAGGGGGGTGAGAGAGGTAACGTGCTCATAATAATCAGGTAATCAAGCTCATGTGAGAAGTCCAGCAAAAACTGATGTGTCTATTAAAGGAAGACTAGTTAGTACTTTACTCCAAACATGTGAGGAGTTTAAGATAGATATGAATCAACGGGTGGTCCCCCACTCTTTTTATTAACAATTAAAATTAAAAATTATGTCATTAGATAATTATGATAAATGGAAGTTAGCATCCCCGGATGATGACCCAAATTTAGTAAGCCCGTGTTGCGGGAAAGAATATACAGAGTTGGAATTTAGAGAAGAAGAAGCAATGTATAAATGTAGTGATTGCGATGAAACATTTGAATATCCTGAACAAACTTATGAATATAAACAACAACGTCTAGAAGATGCCCAAGAGGCTCAGATGGATGCAGATAGAGATGAATCATGAAGAGTATAGCCGAAGGAAAACAACATCTCAGAACTAACTTTAAAGAAGGAACTAATTGTCCTTGTTGTGGTAAATATGTAAAAGCTTATAAACGTAAATTAAATTCTGGTATAGCCAGATCATTAATTATTATGTATAAACTTGGAGCATTGAATGGGCACTATATACATGTACAAGGTGATTTCCAAACCAAATTAAAGTTACGTGCAACAACTATGGATTATGCTTACGCAGAAAAATGGAAGTTGATTAAAGCTGATCCAGATAATAATGGATATTGGTCTTTAACTAGTCGAGGTAAAGAATTTGTATTAAATCAAATAGACTTACCAGAATACTGTTTAGTTTATAATGGAAAAGTATATAAATGGGCTGATAATCATATTAGTATTAAAACAGCTTTAACTATATCTTTTGATTATGAGGAATTAATGAATCTTTAAAATTTAAAATTATGTCAAAAAAGAAAGCAAGAGAAATTTGTAAAAATCTTTATAAAACAATTAAAGGAATGACTCCATCAAAAATAGTTTATAATGCAGGGATGTTTGATGATCAACCAGCACGCGCAAGTAAATCAGTTTTGAAAAGAATATATAATAATTTAATTAAAAAATATGGATTTCGTCGAAGACTCTTATGAAAAAGCTTTGAGGATATACGGCTCAAATGCTGAAAAACAAGTTATTGAAGATGTGTTTTTTGATGACGATGGTTATGGTTATGTAACGACGCAAGTCATTGGTAACCATACAGTTACAACGTATAAAAAGAAGAAAAAAAGTAAGAATAAGGTAGTATATAAACTATAATTTTCTTATATTTGTTAACCGTTTAAAAATAAAAAAAGATGAATTTTATTATGTCAACTACACTAGATCCTATCGTTCCTCAATCTGCTTATGAAGATTCTGTATGTGAATTATTAGATTTAGCTCAAAGGATAGAACAAGCTAAACGTCCTGGGTATACTCAAGATAGTGATGATGTTTTATCTAATTTTAAAAAAGCAGCAGAAATGAGTGGATGTACTCCTATGCAAGCATGGGGAGCCTATTTCTATAAACATGTAGCTGCTATATTATCATACGCCAAGGATCCTGATATACCTCAAGCAGAGGACTTAAGTGGTAGATTTGCTGATGCAGTAAACTATTTAAAATTAGGGTATCATATGATAAATGAAGAAAATGAAAATAATAACAAACAAAAATTACCCTTTTAACTATGGCAAATTTAGTAATCATTTGTGGAAAGTCTGGATCAGGCAAGTCCACAAGCGGGAGAAATCTCGATCCAAAAACAACCCTTTGGCTTAACTGCGATCAAAAAGCTTTACCCTTTAAAGGCTGGAAGAAAAATTATAGTAAAGAAAATAAAAACTATACTAAAGCTTCTAACCTAGTGGATATTGTAAATACATTAAAAGTTATTCCAGAGAAAGCAAAACATATCACAACTATTGTAATCGATACCATTAACAGGCTAATGACTGATAAAGTAATGGGAGAGAGACACATTAAAGGTTTTGAGAAGTGGAGCAATCTTTCAGGAGGGATTTATGATATATTTACAGTTATAAATCAAGTCGTACCTGATAATGTTGATGTATTTGTATTAGCGCATTCTGATGAAGGATTCAATGATATGGGGGCTCAATATCGTAAAGTAATGACAGCTGGAAAACAATTAGATAAAATTGTTTTAGAGTCTATGTCGAGTGTAGTTTTATTTACACATGTTCAATCAGATGGTAAAGGAAAAAATAAATTTTTATTTCAAACACAAACAGATGGAATCTCAACTGCCAAGTCCCCTGTAGATATGTTTGAAGATTATGAAATTCCTAATGATTTGCAAAATGTAAAAGAAATTATGCATAAGTATTATAATGAATAAAAATGAAGTTTAACGTTAAAATTAATTAATTATGAGTATGTATCAAATGAACCAGAAGGTTCAATCAGAAGGTACGTCAACCAAAGTATTTCCACTAGGAATTAGTGAAAATGCTGAAATGACAAATGTAAGTGTAGAAACTGCTAGTAATGGTAATAGTTTTCTAAAATTTTCTTTTGTTGCACCAGAAGGTGAGAATTTAAGTCATTTAGAATGGCCTATTGATACAGCAGTAGAAGGTTGGGAAAAGAAAATGACTTCCCAAATGAAAAGAGTAAAACATATTATGACTAAATACTTAGAAGAAGATAAGTGCATAATTACTGCAGATAGCTTTGAAACATTTTGCCAACAAGTTATTACCTTATTAGGTAATACCTATGTAGGAAAGAAACTAAGAATGAAAACTGTTTACAGTTATAATAATTATGTTTCTGTTCCTAAATATGTACCATTTATGGAACCTATGGATGTTGAGAAATCAAGACTTAACATTACTAACTTTGATAAAATGGAAAAAGACGAAGCAGATAATCCTGCTGCGTTAACATCTACTGCACCGCAAAATGGTGCAGCAACGGAGCCTGCAGAATCTGATCTACCCTTTTAGGTAGATAGGTTTTATAGATATAGTAGGGGAGTGAAGTGATTAGTAGCTCCCCTCTTATCTATTACAAATGGGACTCTATAAATTAACCCCTTCGTTAACTAAAGATAGTGTTTTAAAGAAAATAAGTGAATATCAAATATTCAGTTATTATTTAGGATGCGATTTTAAATCTGGTGTTGTGATGAATAGTCCGCTCCGACAAGATGATAAACCAAGCTTTTCCATCTTTACTGATCGTAAAGGTACTCTGAGATTTAAAGATTTCGGTAATGGAGATACTGGTGATTGTTTCACATTTATCCAACGATTATTTGGAAATGATTTTTATTCTTCTTTAGTAAGAATAAATGAAGATTTCAAATTAGATTTAATGTATAATAAACGAAATGAGGTACATAAACCTTTTGACGGCTTTGTGACAGCCATAAAAGAATTAGCGTTCGATGCAAAGAAAAGTATTAATGTAAAAATACAACCATTTACATTTGTAGATAAACATTATTGGGGACAATATGGTATTACTAAAGCTATGCTTAAGTTATATAATATATTCTCTTGTAAATGTGTGTTTATAGGTGAAAATGTTGTTGGTTATTATAAAAATAATGATCCTATTTATGGGTATTTGTTTTTTAAAGATAATGTTTATACTTGGAAAATTTACCGTCCTTTATCCTTAAGCGGATATAAATGGATGAGTAATACTAATCGAACTATTTTTCAAGGGTGGGATCAATTACCTGAAAGAGGTGAATTGATAATAATAACTAAATCGCTAAAAGATGTAATGGTTCTTAAAACTCTTGGATTTATTAGCGCTGCATTGCAGAATGAAATTACAAGTATAAAAGATACAGTAGCCCGTGAGTTATATGAAAGATTTAATATAGTATATATATTGAATGATTTTGATTTAA